CGCCCCAGCATCACCAACCGCACCCCCGAACCAATCGCCCTGGAACCGGCCTAACCATTGGCCTGCCCATGACATGGATTAACCCCCGTTTAACGTGTCAATCGTGCGCGTACCGGCCACATATGCGCCGTCGATTCGCAGCGTCGTACCATCTAGCCCGGTAAACTGCGGATTGGCGCCCTCCAGCCCGGTCGCAGACCCTGCGGCCTGTGCGGCGATGATTCGGAGCATTTGCTCTGCGCTAAACCCAGCTTCGACTACTTTTGCCCACACTGCCAAGGCTACGTTGTCAGGCGTTACAGGGGCCGATTCACCGGCTAGATACGCCGTGCCGTCCATTGATCCTGTCGCATAGCTAACGATGGATGCCGTGACAGACGCCGTAGCCTCGCCCACAAGAAACCCAAGAGCCTCGATGGATGCGCTTGCAGAGATAGCCAGCGAAGCAGAGCCTGGAGCGCCCAGCGTCGCAATGATGGTGCCGTCTGCCGTGATCTGGAACGATGCCGCCCCGATGGCAGACGCGATAAGCCGCCCAATAGCCGATGCAGTTACCGAAAATTCAGTAGCCCCCGCGATGTTGATGCCCTCGGCCCCCGCCCCGCTTGCATCCACATCGATCAGCGTGTAGTTGTGCGACGACATGCCGCCGCCCACCTGCGGCAACACCCATGCGCTAGGCGACAGATGGCCCGATGGGGTTGCGGACAGCCGGCTGAATGTCTCGAACTGATTGCGCAACATCCTGAAGTTGTTGCGCTCAATAGACGCAACCGTGCCCGACAAGAACCGGCCAGGGCTTTTGAGCAAGACGGAACGGTTGCCGATCAGCGCCATATCAGGACCAGCCAAATTCCAGGTGGCCCGACAGCGGCGACGCCACCGGAGTAGCCGCACCGGCCAGCATGAGCCAGGCGAGACATGCGCCGTCGTAGACCTTTGGCATGCTCATGAACTGGTTGACCAGATCACGCTCAGCCGTGACACCCAGCGTGGTGATCGGCAGCGTGAGCAGCGGTTTGCAGAGTACCAGGTTCAACACGCCGCTGGTGTAGGTGGCCGAGAGGTTGAACTGCTGCACGGAGCGGATGCCGGCGTCGCCTGCGGCCAGCGGGATGAAGGGGCCGTATTTGCCGGCGCCGGTGCCGCTGTAAACGATGGAGGTCACGGCCGCCGCAGTGTTGCCGATGGGCAGGGTGGCCGGCGTCAGGTTGCCTGCAGTGCCGCCGCTGTCGGTATAGGTCAGCCGGATGTTCGGCGTACCTGCGCCCATGACGGTGGAAGGCGTCAGGAAAGCCTGCACACCAGCGCCATCGGTGTACCGGGGCAGCGTCACCGTGTTGTTGAGCGCCTGGTCGCCGGTTGTCGTGACGGTGGTGATTGGGTAGAAGCCCAGCAGATCCACCAGCATCAGCACGCAAGGCGCGGTCGTGGCCGCTGCTGTCTGCGCTGCCGCGTTGAGCAAGTGTTTGAACCCGGTGCCGCCGCCCACGTTTCCACCGTGCGGGATACCGGTGGCGTTGGCCGTGGCGTCCGTCAGCGCTTGGAAAGCCAGATTGGTGCCCGTGCCAAGGATTGTGTCTGCAGCCGGATTGCCGCCGCCACGGAACAGGCTGTACCACAGGCCGGCAGTGTGCGCAGTCGTGGCAAAGGTGGACTTCTGCCAGTCAGCACGGAAAAATTTTCCGTTGGTGCTGATCTGGTTGATCATGTCGTCTTGGGAGGCGAAGCCGGCCATGGTGGGTGTCCTTCAGTTCCAGGTTGTTTCAATCACGCCGATGATGGGCGCGCCCGACAAGCTGCCGTTTGGCAGCGCCAGAAAGTTCAGGTAGGCGTCGTCCTCGATCTGCGGCAAGGCCGCCATGTCGGTCAGGTAGTCGATCTCGGTGGGTGCGTCGATGCCCCGCAGCGCGATTGACGCCAGCGGCTTGACCAGCACCAGCGCGAACAGGCCCACGTCACCGATGCCACCAATGGTGACGGACTGCACCGACCGCACCCCTGAGTCGCCCGGCTGCAGGCTCAGGAACGGGCCGTTATTCGCGTAGGCCGCGCCAGACTGCAGGCTGTTGAGGATGGTCCCGTTGACAAACTGCGTGGACATGGTGGCCACATTGGTGACGCGCCCACTCACGCCGTCCTGGTTGGTGTACTCGACGGTGAACGTCTGCCCGCCTGTCTGCCCTGCCACGACCACCGGCATGATCTGCAGGCCCCGACCGTCCACATAGCGCGGCAGCGGCGTGGTGTTGTCCAGCGGCTGCGGATCCAGCACGGACTCGTCGATGAACCCGTAGAACCCCACGTAGTCCAGAAGCATCAACTGGCATGGCGTCGCGGCGGCGGTGGCTGTCTGCACCAGGAGCTTGCGCAGGAACTTCTTGGCCGGGCTCACGTTGCCGCCGTGACGAATACCGCCGTCCGTTGACTGCTTGAGCGCCGTAAACGCCCCCGGCGTGCCGATGTAGTAGTTCGGGGCAGGGTTGCCGGGTGACATGCTCAGGTCAAACCAGATGCCCGCGCCCGTTGTCTGCGTCGCCTGCTTGCGAAAGCTGGCGTACAGGTAACGTCCCGCGTCTTGCGCGTCTGCCATTACACGAGCGTTAGAAAATCCGGCCACGTTAGTCCGCCGTTACGTCCAGGTCGCCAATGGCAAATTGCGGCTGGATGCCGGTCGCAACATTCAAGGTTGCGGACAGTTCGCCACTCACCAGAATCTGTCCCGCACCGCTAGTCGTAGTCACGACAGAGAAATGCGTGATGGCGTTAGAGCCGCCCGTACATTGCGGGAACTGCACCAACGCAGCATTGGAGAAGGTCGCGCCGCCGTCCGTCCACCCCGTTGCTTTGGTGACAGAGACACGCGCGTAGCTGGTGTAGGTAGCCTCGCTAGTCACCGCCGATCCAGCCTCGCCGGGGTCCGCCGTGTGCAGTGCAATCCACTGCGTAGCGCCAGCCCTCCAAGATGGGTCTGCGCCCTGCAGCATCATCTTGAGAACATCGTTTTCGGTCGTGTTTGACATTGACATATCAGTTTCCTTTACTCAATACCAGTTGCTTTGCCGTCAGGCCCACGCACAATAGTTTTTGGTTTGTTCAACTTCTCAATGGCAACGCGAAACCCGTTCAGGCTTGCCGCTAGAACGTCGTTTTGCTTGCCGCCCGGCTCTTTGGCAACTTGCGCCGCCGATATGCTGCGCTCCGACTGCTCCAAACTCGTCCTAGCCTGCAATCCAGCCGTCTCCAGGCTCGTTTGCTGCGCCATGCCGGCTATCTGTAGCTTTACTTGCGCGTCAAGGTCGGCTTTGTAGCGGTCAGTCTCTGCCCTGATGTCAGCCTCACGCAAAGCAGCGTCAATCTTTGCTTGTTCAATGCGCGCGGCTTGTTCGGCTTTGAACTGTTCGCGCTCCCCGTCTCTAGCGTCGTTGCTGGCCTGCAGTTCGAGTTGCATCTGGCTCTCTTGCTGCTTGGCCTGCGCCTTCAATTGCTCGATGCTGGCCTGCATCTGGTGTTCGGCTTGGAACTTCTGCTGATCCGCCTGCAGCTTCATCTGCTCGATCTGCATCGCCGGGTCTTGCGGTGGCGGCATCGGGCCTGGCTGCGGCTCGGAAAAGAAGTTCTGTACGTCTTTGTACCCTGCAGCCTCGGCCATCTTCGTTTGCGTGTGGTAGATGTGGCTTGGGTGCGCCAGGCCCATCCCCATCCCGGCCACTTGAGCTTGGTAGATCATGGTGAGCTTGGCGATTTGCTCTTCACTGTTGCCAGTGCCAAGCCCGACATTGATGGTCATGTCGTACTGATCGCGCCACTCGTTGGGGTCGTACTGCACGAAATTGCCGCGCAGCCGAAACGCCAGCTTTTCCATCTCGCCATCAGTCAATTCCTTGAGGATGCCCGCGAAAACGGGTTTCAACAGGATTTCGGCGATGATCCGCGCGATTAGCTTGATGCGCTTTTGGCTGGAATTTAAGGACAACTTCCGCCCTGTCGCGGTGTTGTTCAGACTGTCGGCGTGAAGTCCCATCGACTCACGGGATACGCCCGTGCGGTTCTCGCGCATGCCTTGGATGTATTCGAGCATCGGCAGACTGGCACCGGCAGCGAACGGCGTCTGGATCTGCTGCAGCGCATCGGGACGGCTGTACCGCAGGATGCCGCCTGCGCGGTTGTCCAGCAAGTCGTCGATATTGGCGTATGGCGTGCCGTTGCTGTCCGACAGAACCGCAGTGCGCGGGTTGTTCGTCAGGTACAGGTTGTTCAACGTCTGGCGCAGCAGTTCCGTGTGTGTTACCTGCAAGTCCGCCACGATGTCGGCCATGCTCATGCCGTCCCACCTGTGCGGGTTCAGGATAGGCGATGCCGTGGCTATCTGCACGCAACTAACCACCTCGCGCTTGAGAATCCTGTCCTCAAGCCGGTACACGCACAGCCGCTCGGCAATGCCGTCTCCGTCATCGTCGGCCAGGATGTATTCAATGCGCAGCGTGCCCTCAGTCGTGGAATCGTCCGCCTCTTCGGTCGGTGCCGCGTATTCGTCGCCAGGCCGATCCGCAGTGCGCAGCCGCATGGGGCTGTCCTCATCGTCGCGCATGTCGGACGCCGTAACGTCCTTAAATCCCATGTTGTGCAGGTCGGAGACTGTCACGCGCTGCAGCCGGCAAACGTATGGGCAATCCTCCAGTAGCGGGCTTGTCCAATCGCGCTCAACCAGCAATTCGTGGCAGGAGAACGCCTCTACCTTGACGATGGTTTTCTTCTCTGTGCTTTTGATGCGACCCGAAAGCAAGATGACGGGCTGGCCCATCTCATCAACCACCGGCAGGCCATCGGGGCCTTGCATCGGCGCCTCGGTTGCCTGCTCAATCTCGCCGCCATCCTTGAGCAGCATCGCCAGCATTTCCGGAGTCGCGTTCTGGAATGGTTGGTTGGAAACGACCTCTTTCGTCTGCTTGTACCAGTGCGCCGCGCAGTTGCGCAGCATCAGCATTTCTTTGATGGCGGTATAGAGAAACAGAAATCCGTTGTTCTGCTTGTGGAAGACGTAGTTAACGCAGTCCGTCGCCTGCTCTGCGCCCTCGACATCCTCTGCCGTGCTTGGCTCAAACTCTACGGCGCGGTCAGTGCTTGAGAAAATGTCCAGCAGGTCAGGCAGCACCCATTCGATAGTGTCCTGAATGTCGCTCGTCACAATCTGTGACCAGCCCTCTTCCTCATTGCCGTAGGGCATGCGGTGATATTCACGCAGCGACTTTTCGCGCTCGTCGCCTAGCTCGCCGTGGACGTACGCGGAGGCGGCATCCTCTTTGCGCCGCAGCATCTCCAGCAGTTGATCGTCGTCCAGTTTCATTTATGTCATTCCATAAGCCATGTGTTTCTGATAGCTAAGTCCGGTGTCTTTGTGGCGCATCGGGCCGTATGGACCGAGCAACACCCAAGGGCTATTTGCCCTGCGCCGCTGCTCGTCGCGCGCCGCCCACTCGTCGATAAATGCCTGCGCCCTGTGTGCCCATTCCCGCGTTCCAAGCGCCTTTAAATCGCCAACAAGACGATCACGGACGGCGCGCCATTCCGCCTTGTTTCCTTCGCTTCTGTCGCTTAACGTGGCGTATTCGGCGTCTGTCATGCTAAAAACCGTTTCGTGTAGTTGATGGGCTTAGCCGCTGGCTTTGCCGCTCCGATGCCTTCAAAGACAATCGCCATCAGGCCGAAGGAGTCAGCACCGTGACTAGACCAGTCATGTTCAGGTCCAAGCCCTATCTCTCTGTCTTCGTCGCGCTTTTCGTGATACCAGCCGATGGCCTCAAGACCGCCATTCTCAGAGCATCCCTCTTCGTCAATCCACATAGACGGGAAAACGCGCTGCGCCGACCTGACCCGCAGCATTGCCGCGCCCTTGCCCTGATTCGCCACAACTTCAACCGGATATTCCGCACCCTCGAAGGCTTTGCGGTACGAAACGTCGATCACCTTGTCTTGCGTGTCGCCGTCGTGAGGTAGCCAGATCGTTGTGTTGGACCCGATGTAGCCGTGTTCCCGCAGCCACAACATATGCGCCGATGCCGGTTGCCCAACAGCTTCGTAATACCGCAGCACCCGCAATTCCTTGCCGATGAACTGCGCCACCCAAATGGTGAAGGCGTCGGCCCGCTGGCCGGTGCCGCCAATGTCGCAAAATGCCCGATAGGTCATCAGCGGATCGGGGCCAACCCGGCTTATCCTGCCGTCCTGCCTAGCCTGCGTGATGCTCTTGGCGTAGTAAGCGCCCTCGACCACACCAACGTAATCGCCTTCCCAGATGTGTTCGTACTGGTCGGGCCGCTCTTCCTTGTCGCGCAATCGTTCGCGCTTGAGCTTGGCCGGGAACTTCGGGTTGTCTCGCCAATTCAGGGAAACAACCTTGATTAGCGGGTCTTTGGCGAACCTGAACCGCTTTTCTACCGCCGCCTTCTTGCGCTTCGGGTTCCACGTAACCCATAGTTCCGCGTTCCAGTCCTCGCCCTCCTCGCGCAGTGTTGGAATCAGCGTTGACCATGCCGCGTCAGTGACCGGCTCGGCCTCGTCTACCCAACAAATGAGAATCCGGCTCTTAGACTTGACGCTGGCGATGTTCCGATCAAGTCCAGCAAATGCGAACGAAATGCGACCGTCTCTGCTCTTGATGTATTTCTCGCCAATGTCGTAATACTCAGCGAGAAACGGGTGCGCCTCAATCGACCGCTTGCACTCATCTAGCGACGACTCATCCAGCGAGTTCATGAACTGCCTGGCACACAACAGGATGCCGGACTCGCCAGCCATGCCGTATATGTACCCGCGCAACGCAATCATGGTTGCGAAGCTGCGAGTCTTTGCGGACCCGCGCCCGCCGTATGCCCCCCTTACGTCCGCTGGCCCGTCGAATACGGGTATCAGCTTTTCGGGTAGGTCAATCCTCGCTGTCTGCACGCATTGCAACCAGTTCGATGCGGGTGACCATGCGGATTGGCTTATCGTCGTCGCCCTGGTGCGTAACCTTGTCCCCGTACACCTTGGGCAGCATCTTTGCCAACATCCACTTGCGCGAATCCACCCGCAGCCTTGATCTGGCAATCACATCCTGATCCGTCCGCACATTGCCGTTTTCGTCGGTGTACGTGTCGTTCAGGCCGTCATCGCTAATAGTCAGAATCTCGTCGGCCAGGCGCTCGTAACCGATAGACCTCGCGCGCGCGTATTGCGCAGCAAAGCCCTCAGCGTCATCCATTGCCCACAGTCTTACGGTCGATTCGGGCGGCATGTCCGCCTGTTCGCATATCTTGCGCAGGCTCTTGCCTTCTGCCAATTCAGCGCAGATAGCATCCGCCACCTTCTGCGTGAATGTTCTATCGACCATGATGTTCCAGTCCTTTCGGGTATTGGATGATTGATTTGCCCACCCCCGCGCCCGCCGTTGCAGGGAGTCCGCAAAGCGTGCCGTCTACGTGGTGGGGTGCCGCCCTTGTCCGAGCCAGGATTCGGCTTCGCGCTACCCGGTGCGACCTTTAGCCTGCGGGCTACTGCATGGACACAGAGCGGGTGATTAGGGTTTGTCCCTACAAAATAATTGATTGCCGGACAAAATATCTGTTGACATGACCATTTAAATGCCGTACATTAATACCCATGGACAGCGATCTTGCTGACCTCAACAGGAGAAACGAAATGAACGCAGCACAAGCCATCAGCTACATTGAAACTGTCGCAACCATCCCGGCAGAGCAAATGTCTCGGTCGATGGTTAAATTTATGCGGTCGTGTGCCCGTCTGGCATCGGGCAGTTTCCCGGTTGACGCTGATGGCACCGTCGCCGGGTATTACGATCCGGAGTACAGCGGCGTGCGCGCAAACGTGGCTCAATTCCAATTTGCTCCTGTCGATTGCATCCCTCAGTCCGACAAGCTGCGCGCCCTGATCTGGTCCAAAACCTCCGATCCGTTTGGATCGACGCTCGATCTGATCTGACCTCACCCAGTAGCCCCGACTCTCGGGGCTATAAGCCTCCGAAAGCAACGATATGACCACACCCACCACCACGCCAACGAAAACCTCACTAAGACCGCGCGGCAGGCCCACCCTGCCCCCTGGTGCTGGACGTGTCGCCCGCATAGAGTGGCGCACCACACCAAAGCGCCGCGAGAAAGCGCAGCGGCTGGCAGAGGCTGCCGGGCTCACGCTGGCCGCATGGCTGGATCAGCGCATCGACAACGCCAAATAGTTCGCCGCCCGCGAGTACGGCACCTCTTGCATACAGCGTGTGCGTGTAGGTCGTCTCGGGGCGGCAGAAAGGTGCCGGTTACTCGATCCGGCGGTATTGCACCAGCGTTTTAAGCCTGAGGTATGCCTGCAGGGCCTGGATGGCTCGTTGCGTCCATCCTCACCGTATCTGCATTGTTAGCTCCGCTCTGAGGCAGGATAAAGTTACATGTCGGGGCGCGGTTAAGGCACATCCGGCAGATGCCCCGCTTATCCCCTATTTGGCCGGTGTCGCTCATTATTCTGGCCCGTTACAGCGACGACTCGCAGGCTCAGAAATGAAAAAACCCACCGGGTTAGGGCGGGCTTTGTTGGTGGCAGCTTCGCACTGCGCTTGCGCCCATACCCTGGCGTGCGGGGATTTTGGTGGCCTGCACATTCACCAAACGGCTGCGGACTGCTTACCGTCTTTCGAACCAGAGGCCATGCTGGGGCAAGGCCAAGGCGTTGAATCTTCCGGCAATCCGCATGCGTTTGTCGAATTTTGGGGCGAGTTATGCCCCGGACAGCACAATAGACGCTTTTTCATGGCTTGTCAAGCGTTATTTTTAATGCAGGCGCCTGCATTTGCCTGCATTTGGCTTTTCACAATATCCCCGCATCCATCAGCCTAGCCAGCAGCGCAGCCCTAGCCCCTGCCAGCACAATCGCACGCTCTGCCGAGTCAGCCGGTAGCCTCTCGCTGCGCCACACCATGCGCCCTGTTGCCAGATTGCGCGCGTTGATCTGTATCGCCGTTCGCTGCGTTGGCGGTAGCTCGTACACGTGGAACTCGACGGCCTCCATCGTGCCATCTTCTAGCGATTTCTCTGCCAGGTCGTATTGCGTTTCGTACTGCCGACCGCTTTTGGCCTGGTTGAACATGGGCGACGATCCGACATCGGCGATTGGCTTGTATCCCCTGGACCACTGATGCCAGCGGGCCAGGATGTCATCGAATAGATGGCGGGTGTCGTCGTTCATCCGTACAGCCTTTCCAGCGTCATATCAGCCCCTTGTCTTTGAGAATCACCAGACTGCGCATGTGCCCCATGAACCAATCTAGATCCAATTCGGATCTAGTCATGTGCGGCACGCCGATAAGCTGGTCATAGGCAGCATCGCAGGCCGTGCAGGCGTAGGCACCGGCTATGTCCAGCGCCTTGATTCCCTTGCCCTTGCCCGCTGCGTAGTGCCGCGCATGGCTCCAGATAGTTGTTGCAGGGTCGCCAGTACACACGCCGATGATGCGTACTTGGCAGTCCTCGTTTCTGGCGCTTTCGCGGATTTTGCTCATTGCTGGCTCTCGGCTTTGGTGGTCATGCGTTAGGCTTTGCCGAAAAAGTACAGCCAATCGCCTTGCGTGAGCTTCAGCCGGTTGTCCGGGTTCGCCTCCAGAACCTGAACCCATCCGTCATATTCATCTGCCGCCTGTTGGTGGCTTTGAATCTTGCCGTGGCATTCGCTCAGTTTCTTTTGCAGATCGGCGCGGACCATGACTTGCGGCCCGGCCATTGCTGATGTCGCGTAATTGCTGATACTCGCCGCCACGCTCTCGCTAATCTCCAAACCAGATTCCTTAACTTCGGCCATGATCTTTGCCTTGGCCTCAGTCCACCACATCACGCGGCCTAGTCGAAACTCCCGCTGCGCTTTTGCTCCTGCGGCCAAATTCCGCGCTGTGTATTCAAACTCCCATTCATCCCGGTTACCGCCACTCATACTCATCATTTGCTCTCTCCTTCCAACGCTCAAGGGCGCGTTGATTGCCCGTTAATAGTCGCCGTCGCACAACACAACAGCGTGCGCAGTCTCTGTCGTAATCTCTTGCAATTCATCAGGCATCACCGTCTGCCCCAACCCAATTTCAGCCAACTTTTCCATGAGAATTTCGCAGGCTGATTCAACCGTCTCTGCCACGACAACGGCAGCAGTCCCAACCGGCCAATGCCCTCCGAACTCATTGCTTGTCCAGACTCTCATGCCGTCGCCCTTTCCAGTTCGTGATTCGCCATAAATGCCATCGTGTACTCGATCAAGCTGCTCCCGCGGGACTTGCTCATCGCCGCGGTTGATTCGCGCAGATTCACAAATTCACCCTCCAGGCCCGGCACGATGTCTGCACCATGCTTCGTCGCCACGGAATGCCCGCTCACTAGCAGCACCTTCCATTCGTCCGCGCTGCGCCGCTTGCCCATCCACTCAATTCCCGACTTGGCGATGTCGCCGCACAGCGCGTGAAAGATGGCGTTCTGTTCTCCGCTGCGCGTTTGTTCGCTGATAACCACCTTATGACCATCTGGCGCGTTCTGTACGGCCTGCGCTGCCCTTCGGCGGGCTTCGGCGTGGGCTAGGATGTATGTGGATTTCATGGCAAAAACCCCATTCGCGGCTTGTCCACCTTCGGCACGTCGCGCCCGGTGATTTCCTTCACCACGGCATGAAGGCGCTCTATCGTGTCGTCCTGCGCCTCTGCGGGTAGCGTGGATATGCTGCCGCTTGTGTGCAGCGGGTAGCTGTACTCGTCGTCTAGCGTGATTGGTTTCATGCCACATCCAACATCCGCGCATGGCGCAGCGCACATTCCGGCGAGTCAACCAGGCTCAGCGGATAGCCCGCCCATCGTTCGAAAAAGTCTTTCTGGAACTTCGTTTTCGTTCCGCCCTTCGACTTAATTTCCATCATCATCCAGCGCCCTCCTTTGCCGATCAGGAGATCGACGGGTTTACCGATTACTTGCACTGTGTAGCCTGCTGCCAGTAGCGCCGACACAATCTGCATCTGGTTCGCATCCACTCTCAGCGCGTAACGCGGCACGGACGCCCTCCATCAGCCGCATATCGGGCAATTGCTGGTCGTACCAGATCAGCGCCTCGCGTGCGTAGTCCGCGTCCCATTGCTTCATTTGCATGATGTGGCATATGTAGTCGTCCCTAGTCAACCAGGCCACTGCGACATATCCCCAAGCACCCACAGCGCCCAGGTGATCGTGCTTACCGGCACGTCGCCGCCAGCGCGGGCTAAATCAAGGATGCGCGAGGCTTCTAGCTCTTCGTGGTTCATGTGCTGTCTCATGCTGGCTGTCCTTTCTTCACGCGGGCCTTGTACTGCGGCCATTGCTCTGTTTTCTCGTCCCACTTCCCAAGCCCGAGCGACATCCCGAGCGCCTCGACTGATGCTCGGCTGTCAGGGTCTGCGGTAGATGGCGGCTTGTTGGCGGGAGACTGCTCGCGCGCTACCCACTTCACCCACTTGTCGAACGTCCGCTTGTCAGCCGGGTAATGCGCCTTCCATGCCTGAAAAACGGTTTCCGGGTTTAGGTCCGGGCGGGACTTCATGACTTCCCGGAAGTTATGCACAGCCTGTGTGTGTGCGGGTGTCTCACACACACAATCAGGAATCAGAGAATCAGGAATCAGGAATCCGGAATCAGGCGATCTTGGCGATGGCTCAGCACTGCCTAGGTTGTGCTTAGGCTTGTCCTTGGTGGTGCCTTGTTCCGGTGCTGGCAGTTCTGAGGCAGATTCGCGGACGTGCGGGTTCTGGTGCTTTTCGAATGCGACTATCTGGATGCAGGCCAAACTGCCCGCCTTGTACCGCAGGATGAACCCCAGGCGCTGTAGATCGTCCAGCATGGCGTTAACGTCCGCGCTTCGGTCATATGCCAAGGCTTGCGCGCCAATGCGCTTGGGGCGGTCTTCCAGTCTGCCCGCCCGGTCCGCCAACATCCAAAGGTAGATGAACAGCAACCGCGTCAACGGCTCCAGATCGGCCAGATCCTCGTTGTCCATGATGGACGGCTTGATGTTCCGGGCGCGGGCCATTAGTTACCCAGCAGCCGCCATGCCGTGAACCCGTCGAGCGCGAACCCTGCCCGCTCGATCTGCGGCATTTCATTCAGCCTGCGATCAATCTGCACGACCGATAGGCCGGTCTGTATCGCCAGTTCGTGCGCCGTCCATGTGAATGTGGCGTTTGACTGAAACACCGCCAGAATCCGCCCTGCGTGGCTCCTAGCGAACCGCTCCGCCTTCTTCGCTGCGTCGTGGCTGGTGGCAGGGTCGCGCCGTCTTGCGCGTGGACGCTCGATTAGTTCGATGTGCATGCTTCCCTCCGGTTCTCCCGCGATGCCCGCGTCGTCCTGCCGCTCTTGTGATACGCCGCCAGAGCCGCCTCCCGGTGCCGCTGCTTGCGCTGCTCGTCGTCGTACAGGCGGGGCCTGCCGCGCTTTGGCTCGTCGTCCTGCTGCTTGCGGTAGTGGATGACGTTCATGCGGACTCTAAGAAAAGATCGGCTGTCACATTGACAACCGGCATGCAATGCGGACTGCACCAAAGGGTTTCGCTTGCGCTGTTCTCAACGGCTTTTTCGGTGAGCGCATAGCCCTTCCTGGCCGTCCAGGAACGGGTATGCCACCCATGGGCCAGCAATGCGTCGTGCTCTCCTTTGTGCCCGCATAGGACGATGCGCATGGCCTTGTTGTGCCCGTTGTCGCGGCACCAAGCCTGCACAGCCATTGCAAGATCACCTCCGACACCACCCGCGCTGTAATCCATCTCACCTTTGGTATATGGCGGGTCGAGGAAAACCGCCGTCATGCCGTGGCGCGTAGTGACTGAATCCTTGACGACCCGGCTCCAGTCCCCGCAGGTAACCCGAACATCGCGCAATCGTTGGTGCAGCTTTTCCATCCATGCGTGGATGTACTCACCCCGTGCGGTAAAGCCACTGCCTTCTGATGGGTCGCCCCGCCCGGCGCTTAAATGCGGAAGCTGCCGGTTGATGCCCTGCCCGGCGCTTAAATGCGGAAGCTTCCGGTTGATGCCCCGCCCGGCGTCACCCAAATGCGGAAGCTTCCGGTTGATGCCCCGCCCGGCGTTGCCCAAATGCGGAAGCTTCCGGTTGATGCCCCGCCCGGCGTTGCCCGCATCGCGCCCATTTACCAATGTCTCGCCATCGTGTATCCATGGTCCAGTCCCTGAGCACCAGCCGGTGCCGATCCAGTTGCAAGCTCCCCAACACCACCACCCGGCAATGCGGGCGTCGTAGTAGTCCGGGTCGCCATGTAGGCGATCCGTAAGCCCTGCAGCGTGACGCACCAGCCACGAATGACGGGAGAACAGGTCAACCTCGTTGCAAGGCCAATCTGCGGCATTGGCTACGGCCTCCGGGTCGTGCGCGATGGCCCGCCAGAAGTTAGCCACCATGCCATCCATGTCGTTGATGGTTTCGACGCGCTTACCGTCCGGTGCGCCGAGCAGCATCGCGGCAGAACCGGCGAACGGCTCCACATAGTTGTCCACGATGCCGAATGCGGACCACACCTCTGCACATGCCCCCGACTTCCCGCCGAACCATGGGAACGGGGCTGCCAGCGTTCCGGCAATTGACTCCATTACGGTGCCCTCTTGATATGCCGGTAGATTTCAGCGTCGCCCTTTTTGGACAGCCCGCCGATCGTCCCGATTTCTATGCCCTGCTCTCTCATGCGCTCGACATGTGCCGTCTGCTTTTGCTTGCGGTCGGCGTACTGGCGCTCTTTGGCGCTGGCGAAAATGGATGGCTCTTTGGTGTCCCAGTCAAAGGTGGAGCGGCCTCTCATGCTGCGCTCCGCAGTGGCGAATAGAGCCGCGATCCGTTCGCCTCAATGCGCGCGCCGATGTGCTGGACGGCGGCAACCGCTGCGATGAATTGGCGCTGCAATTCCGTCTGTTGCGATTCAGGATCGACGGCAACGGCCTTGTATCCGGTGTCGGCAGCGATGAAATCCATTGCCGCGTGGTACGACTTCTCGCGCGCCAGGCGCAGGATCAGCACAAACTGTTCAGGGCTTAGCTTTTCCCGTTTGCTGGGGTTCAGACAGTCGCGCAGCCAGTTCCCGGCTTGATCTGGCGGCAGTTCAGGGCGCAGCTTCGCGCCAATCATCTTGTTGCCACCAAGGGCCAGCACGGCGCTTACAAGGGCGTCGTTCACCGTCTCAAAGCACTCGCCTATTTCAAGCTGCATATGGGCCTTTCCCGGCTTGTCCCTGATTCACGGACACGCACGTACATACAAATTTGGACAAAAAAACGAAGATTTGGCGCATGACCTCAAGCACCCAACCCAAACGGATTGGCACTGCGCAGCGCACTAGCGGATGGCGCACTGCGTATGACTGGCTTTGGCAAGACGAGGGGCTTAGGCTTGCTGTTGCGGCCAGAGCTACGGACCAGCGGGGCCGGATCGGTGCGCTTGCGTCCCTGCTTGCTGACAGTGCGCAGACCGTAGAGACGTGTCCAGCGGTAGACGGTGATTGCAGCGACACCGGACAGAGCGCCGATTTCAGCCAGCGTCTTACCGGCCTGCACCAGTGCGCGCAGTTGGGCGCCGTCAATGGGGGTGATCTTGCGGGGCATTGGTTACTCCTTGCGGGCTTTGACCAGTTCGGCGCACCACTCAATCAATTCCGTCTGCATGCGCTTGCCGTTGTCGCCAAGAGCGCACCGGAGGATGTCGGCCACCAGAGTCAGCAAAGAAGTGTTATCAGCCTGCAGTTCATCGACTTTGGCGCGCAGGCTGCGTGCCTCCAGCCTGTAGGCCGTGCCCTCGCACACACGCCCGCAGGTGTCGGCGGACCCCAGTTCAGCGACACGGGCGCGCAGGGCGTCGTTCTCGATGGAGCAATCCGTCAGGTCGGTCAACGCATTGGCGATGTCAACCTTGAGTGCGTCAAGCTCTTTCAGTTCGGCGCGCAGGGCGGCGATGGCGTTCACCATGGCAATCTCTGGCGGAAGCGCCATGTGCAGTCCGCCGCGCTCGTGGCGAATGGCAAAGCCGTCAGCGCGCTTCTCGGCAAAGTAGCCGCCAGCAATATCAACGATGTCTGCCGGTGCGCTCCCGGATGGTGCGCTCTCGGGCAATGGGCGTGGTGTACGGAGCGTCATGCGGCCTCCGAAAGCTCGGGCCACACAGCAGCCCAATCGCTCGGGCGCAATTCCTGCCGTTTGACAGCGCCGCCAGACTCGCGCTCGATTGCCGATGCCAGCAATGGAGAACACGATTTCGTCAGGTACATGACGTTGTGCAGGTGCCCCCTCGTGGTCCCACACTTGACGGCGAACGACTCGCGGTCGTCGGGCGACATCGGCGCCAAAAAGGTTTTTAGGTCCATGAACAGGATTAAACCATTTGGTTTAGTCCTTTGTCAACACCTTTTGGTTTAGCGCCGTGTGGCAGATTAACGCCATGAGCGAAGACGCAGAAATCAGGCGACACAATCTGCGCCTGCTCGGCCTGACGGCGCCGCAACTGAAGGCGCAGGTAGGCAACTCCTACCAGTATTGGCGGGACATGCTCGACGGGAAAAAGTCGTTCGGGGAGAAGGCCGCCCGAAAGATTGAGACGAAACTGACTCTCACGCGCGGCTGCCTGGACGACATCGACGGCTGCACGAAAAAGGTCAAGCCGGTCGGCGAACTGTCAAAAGATGCGCTTTTCGTGGGTTCGCGCCTCGATGAAATCGACGATCAGAAAATCAAGCACGACGCCATGATCATGACGCTCCAAGTGCTGCAAACCCACTATCGGACATGGAAGGACGGCATGGCGCCAGTCGAGGAAGATCCGCCAAAGCAGCAGCGTAGCCATACGCCTCCTGCATCTCATCGCTCCAGAAAATAGCGCGGATCACGCCAATTTCGGCGAGATTCTGAGAGTGCTGTTGCCACAGCGCCATGCTTTGCCCTCGGCCTATCACAATGACGCCAGGCGGGCCGCTGCGATTCAGGCCAGAGCCGCGCAATGACGGCGGTCTGTCCATGGCGTGTATCGCCGTATCTAGCCGGATCACACCAGCTCTTGCGCTACTGAAATAGGGTCGCGCAGCGTGCCGGAACGCCTCACAGGCGGCGGCCGTCATCAGCCCGTAGTGCAGCACCTCCGACACGCCAAGCGCGCCCGGGATTTGCCTGATCTTCACAGTCATGCCCCCGATTTTCAAAATCATCTGAAACACCCCTTTCGGCTTTCAGCATAGCAGTCCGCGCGGGCGTTATTCCGCATTCGCATATGCGGGGTATCGCACTAAGGGTAAATCCTAGGCGATCTTTTTTTGCGACTTAAACCAAATGGTGTTGACAACACATAAACCATTTGGTTTAATTCATCCATCGACGCAACAACTGCCGCAGGGCAAGGAGATGGAGATGGACAAACCAACAATCAAACACCGCTACACCGGAGCCGTCCTGTTCGAAGGCGATGCCGGAATGACGACTCGGCAGATGCTGGAGAAGGCGACGGCAGCAAAAGCGAACTTGCGCGGCGCGGACTTGAGCGGCGCGTACTTGTACGGCGCGTACTTGTACGGCGCGGACTTGCGCGGCGCGGACTTGCGCGGCGCGTACTTGTACGGCGCGTACTTGGGCGGCGCGGACTTGCGCGGCGCGGACTTGCGCGG